ACTCCTGAACGACAGTGTCTTTGACCTGGAAAGTTATATCGCCGGCGAATTTGCCCGACGTATCGGCACCAAGGAAGAAGAAGCCTTCCTCACAGGCGATGGGAAGAACAAGCCGACCGGCGTGTTCCCGTCTGCAGAAGTGGGTGTCACTACCAATGGAGCTTCCATCACGTTTGATGATGTCATCGACCTGTATCATTCCCTGCGCATCCCGTACCGCCGCAAGGCCGTATGGCTCCTGAACGATTCCACTATCAAGGCCCTGCGTAAGGTCAAGGACAACAATGGCAATTACATCTGGCAGCCGTCCGTCACGGCGGGGACTCCGGATACCATTCTGAACCGCCCCTGCTACAGCACATCCTTTGCGCCTGAACTGGCTGCTGGCAACCGCCCGGTTCTCTTTGGCGACTTCAGCTATTACTGGATTGCCGATCGGGAATCCCGCTCCTTCAAGCGTCTCAACGAACTGTATGCTGCTAACGGCCAGATTGGTTTTCTCGCCAGCCAGCGCGTCGATGGCATGCTGATGCTTCAGGAAGCGGTCAAGGCGCTCGAAGTGAAAGCGAAGGCCTAAGCTATGCTGGTCAGCCTGGAAGAGGCCAGGGAATATCTGCGGATTGATGAGGATGACACATCGAATGATGATGTCATCCTGTCATCCCTGGAAACGGCCCAGGCGTTGTGCTTGGACCTGGCCCGCTGCGAGGAAGCGGATGCCGAAGAAAACCCGGTCGTATTCCATGAAGCCATTCTGTATGCCGCCGCCTTTTTGTATGAGCACCGGGAAGAAGCGGATTATTCCGGACTGCTGAAGATGCTGCGGTGGTTATTGTTCGGTGTGCGGCGCAGCCGCTTTTGAAAGGGGAGAGCGCAATGCAGATGGGAAAACTTAACAAGAGAGTGCAGATTATCAGCCGGAAAGCGCAGACTGACGATTTGGGATTCGATACGTTACAAGATGTGGTTCATTGTACCTGCTGGGCATCCATCGAGCCTGCCAGGGGCAAGGTGTTCTATGAAATGGAGCGCAAGGCGGATACGGAATACAGCAAAATCACCATCCGCTGGCGGCCTGGCATTACCCACGACATGAAGGTGAAATATCAGGATCATCTGTATGACATCGATACGATTGTAGATCCGTACATGCGCCATGAATCTCTGGAATTGTACTGTACGGAAGAAATCAGGGGGCAGGACAATGAGCAGGGGTGACCTGGATGTCAGGGGAATAGATGAATTGTCCGGCAAACTGCTCTCTGCCATCGAGGAATTTCCTGGGACCGCTGAAAAGGGGCTGGTAACGATTGGCAACAAACTGAAGAAGGAGTGTGTGAATCAGACTCCGGAAGGCAGTACGGGCAAGCTGAAGAAGGGCTGGAAGCACAAGATAACGGGCTATAACGGTTCGGAGCTGACCTATGAACTGACGAACAAGCACCCGGTCCATCACCTGCTGAATAACGGACATATCAAGAAAACGCCTGGTGGCAGGACTGCGGGCTATTATGAAGGCCAGCACTACACGGAAAAAGCTGTGAAGCTGTTCGAATCCCAGGACTTGCAGCCTGGCCTGGAGAAACTCACGAAAAAACTTATCAAGAAAGCAGGAGGCCTATGATTTACGACATCGATATCCTGCAGGCTGTACAACAGAAACTGAAAAAACAGTTCCCGTATCCCGTGTACTTGCAGGAAGTGAAAGAAGGATTCAGGCCGCCTGCATTTTTCCTGAAGTCCATGACTGTAACTTCGCCGCAAGGCGATAAAGAAGTATACCGGAATACGGATATTTACATTACCTATATACCGCAGAAACAGGCGGCCAGCACATCTATCTATGAAGTGCTGGCCGCTGCTGAAGACCTGTTCCGTGACGGGATTGCCGTCCAGGACAGGTTTTTTGCTGTCCTCTCTATGAGTGAAGAACTGATTGGGCAGGATAATGACGGCGGACGGGTGACGCTGACCCTCCAGTATTATGATTCCGCCGACGAAACGGAAGCTACTGAAATCATGAAGGTGTTGCATCAGCGGTATCGGGGAAAGGAGACAACGAAATATGAAAATGCCATCCATTAATGTCGTGTTCAAGGAAAAGGGCATCAGTGCCATCGAACGCAGTGAACGCGGCATTGTTCTGATGATTCTGAAGGAAGAAACCTTGCCTTCCGAGACGGAAGTGAACCTGTACACAGCAGATGACATTCCCAAGGAACTGTCGGACAGTAACCGGGAACAGATGGAACTGGCGCTCCGGGGCTATGTGAACAGTCCGAAGAAAGTCATTGCCGAAATCATCAGCAGTGAGACGGAAGACTATACAGATATCCTGAAGGTCATCGAGAACAAGCGCTTTGATTATCTGGTTATCCCGGATATTGAAACGTCGCACATTGATACCATCGCCACCTGGGTCAAAGGAATGCGTACCAATAAAGACAAGATGATTAAAGCCGTGCTGCCGGACTGCACTGCCGACACGGAAGGCGTCATCAACTTCGTCAATAAGACGATTCAAACTAAGACCAAGACCTATACAACGGCTCAGTACTGCAGCCGTATTGCCGGAATTATCGCCGGGACGCCTATGACGATTTCCTGTACCTATGCACCGTTGCCGGAAGTCATCGGCTGTGATGTATGGACGAAAGAGGAAATGGATACCATGGCCGGTGCCGGGAAGCTGTTCTTCTTCTTTGACGGCGAAAAGGTGAAACTGGCCCGGGGCATCAACTCCCTGGTGACGACCGTCCAGGACAAGGGGACGAGTTTCCAGAAAATCAAGCTCGTGGATCTGATGGATATGATGCACGACGATATCCGCACGACGGCTCAGGACCATTACCTCGGCAAGTACGCCAACAGCTATGCGAACCGCTGTCTGCTGGTGACGGCTATCCAGGGGTATCTCGACCAGCTGGCTCAGGAGGGGTTGCTGGAGCAGAATCAGAATACCGCCTATATTGATGTGGAATCCACGAAAATCTGGCTGGAATCCAACGGCAAATATACCAAAGAGGAACTGGCGGATATGTCTGAAATGGACATCAAGCTGGCCAATATCGGCAGCAATGTGTTCATCGCCGTGAAGGCATCGCTCCTGGATGCCATGGAAGATGTCACGATTACGATCAATATCTGAGGAGGTGAAGCCGGATGAACAGTATGGAAGCCAAACGGGTCATGAACGGCAAGTACGCCGACCTCTATATCGACGGCGACTTGATGGCTGAAGCCACAGCTTTTAAAGCCGAGGTCACACTGACCAAGGAAGAAGTGAAGATGCTCCGCCATGTGGGCAAGGGCTACAAGGTCACGGGATATGACTGCAAAGGTGAATTGAAGCTCCACAAAGTCTCCAGCTACATGATTAAGAAGATGAACGACAACATCAAGGCGGGCAAACAGACTGTGGTGACGATTGTATCGGTTCTCGATGACAAGGATGCCATCGGCAGCGAACGGATCGTCATCAAGGACGCCACCTTCGACAGTCTGATTCTGGCAGACTGGGAAGTGGACAAGATGGGTGAGGAAAGTTACAGTTTTACCTTCTCGGACTGGGATTTACTGGATTTAGCATAAGGAGAAAACGACTATGAATATGGTAGACAAGCTGCTGAAAGCAGACGTAGTGAACAAGCTGGCCGAACGGCCCACAAAAAAGGTGAAGATGGAGCGGCTGAGCAAGCTGTTTGGCTTTGATTTCGTCATCACGCTCAGGGCCATCGACCCGGAACGCTATGCCGACATCCAGAAGATGGCTGTGGATTTTACCAATGGCAATGCCGATAACGTGGATATTTACCAAATGCAGACCCAGACACTCCTGGCGGGTATTGCCGACCCGGATTTTAAGAACAAGGAACTGATGGAAAAATTCGGGGCAACCCTGCCGGCGGATATTATCCGTAAACTGTTTCTGGCCGGTGAGATTGCCGACCTTACAGCACAGATTACCGAACTCAACGGTTACACTACACAGAAAAAGGCGGATGAAGCCGTAAAAAACTGATCCGGACCGATGGCGAAGTGCAGGCGATGTATTTCCTCTTCAGGGACCATCACCTGCTGCCGTCAGAGGTCATAAAACTCGGATACGGTGAACGCCAGGTGCTTTATGCCTTTGTGCGGTATGAGATGGAGACCAAAAATAAAAGACCTACTATTGAATAAACTTTCCGATAGCAGGCCTTTTACAAATTTGAACTATTTTAGTAATTATTATATCCGTAAATATTGTTGTAAGGATCGTCATCATCCTGATTATCTGGGGTAGAGTAATAGACTGTATTTCCATAAGCAGAGGCAGTACTACCATCAGAGCCATAAGTGGTATTGCCATACGTAGAATAGGAAGTGCCATTTGAACAGTAGGTTGTGTTTCCATAGGTAGAGTAAGAAGTACCATCAGAGCAATAAGTAGTATTGCCATATGTGGTGTATGAGGTACCATCGGAGCAATAAGTAGTATTGCCATAAGTGCTATAGGAATTTCCATTACTGTCATAAGCAGTATTTCCATACTGAGTTATACTGCCTGATTGGGCCAATGCTGTGGGGATGCAAAATGCAAAACTGCATAGAATTAGGGCAAGCAATTTTTTCATGATAGTATCACTCCTTTTATTTATAATCCGAAAAAGTTTATTTTATTATAGTCTTTTTTACTCATATAAACAAGTTGAGGTGAAACAGCATGGCCAATAACGTCATCGATGCCGCTATCCGGCTGCGGGATTTGTTCACGCCGACCGTACGCAGTGTCAATGCCAGCCTGGGAACCATGAAAACGCAGATGGCGGCGGCGAAACAATCGGTCAGCGGTTTGTCGGACAAGCTGACGGAACATGAGCGTATCCAGAAACGGACGGCTAAGAGCATCGAACAGACGGGTGGCAAGATTTCTGGTCTGTCAGACAAGATGGCCCTGCTGTCGGCACCTATCCTGGCGGCTGCGACGGCAGGCTTCAAGCTGCACAGCGACTTTGCGGGTGGCATCGCCAAAATTTCGACTCTGGTGGATACGACGGTCGTTTCCATGCAGAAGGTCAGTGATGAAATCCGTGCTGTCAGCGATGAGACCGGGGCAGGCGTTGCCGACCTTTCCGAATCGGTCTACCAGGCCATCTCGGCGGGTGTTGATGCCGGCCATGCTGTAGGCTTTGTCAAGGATATGACCATCGCCGCCAAGGCCGGGTTCACAGATACGACAACTGCCGTAAACGGCGTCACGACCGTCCTCAATGCCTATGGTAAATCGGCAGAAGAGGCCACGGCGGTGACGGACCAGATGCTCCTGGCACAGAACTTCGGCAAGACATCCTTTGGCGAGATGGCCCAGTCCATGGGCAACGTCATCCCCATTGCGGCACAGCTCAATATCAGCACCCAGGAACTGTTCGGTTCCATCGCCGTCCTGACCAAGAACGGTATCCGGACCAGCGAGGCCATTACAGGACTCAAGGCGGCCTACAGCAACATTCTGAAGCCGTCTTCTGAAGCGGCGAAACTGGCTCAGTCCCTTGGTCTTGAGTTCAACGCGGCTCATTTGCAGAGCGTAGGATGGGTGAAGTTCCTGGGCGAAGTGAAGCGGGCCACGGACGGTGATGCCGAACAGATGGCCCAGCTCTTTGGTTCTGTCGAGGGCCTGAACAGCATCCTGGTCCTGATGGGCAAGGGAGCCGGGGATTTCGATAAGGTCATGGACCAGATGGCCCAGTCTGCCGGCATGACCCGGGAAGCCTATGAGAAGATGCTGACCCCGTCGGAGCAGATGCAGATTGCTATGAACCAGCTGAAGAATGCCGGGATGGACCTGGCTGTTTCCTTTACCCCTTATTTCAAGACCATGTCCCTGCGGGTGAAGGAACTGGCGGCCTGGTTCCGTTCGCTGACGCCGGAGCAGAAGACGCTGATCGGCCAGGTGGCTTTCGGCATCGTGACCTTCCAGCTCTTCGGTTCCACCCTGGGCCGGGTACTGACGGTTGGCGGCCGGGCCTTCGGAACTTTCAGCTCCATCGCCACAGGCATCAGCAAGGCCGGGAGCGTATCAAAATACCTGGCCACTCAGTTCAAGGGCATCATCCCGGTGGTGAAAGGTATCGGCCTGGTGGCTAAAGGTCTGGGCAGCACATTCCTGACTGTAGGAAGAACGCTCATCACCATTATCCGGGCCGTCGGAGCGGCGGCGATGGCCAACCCTATCCTGATTGTCATTGCGGCCATCATTGCGGGGCTGTACCTTCTTTGGAGCAACTGGGACACGGTATCCCAGTACATCGAAGGGGCTGTACAGGCTGTGTCGGAAGCGGTAGATACCGGGATGCAATGGCTCACCTCGGCTTGGGATGGGGCCATGAACAGCCTCAGTGAAACGGCTTCCAGTATCTGGGAAAGCATTAAGGATACCTTCCGGAGTGGCGTGAACTGGGTCATTGACCAGGTGAATGGACTCATTTCCAGTATTAATGGTTTGTCCATCGACCTCCCGTCGCTGACGGGAGGAGCGCCGACTCATGTGGGATTCAATATTGAGCCCATCAGCCATTTTGCCAGAGGGGTCGAGAATTTTGGCGGCGGCTTTGCCGTCATCAATGAAGACCGACGGGGCGAGCTGGTCCACCTGCCGGATGGCAGTACGGTCGTGCCTCATGATGAAAGCATCCAGCAAGCATTGCAGGTTGGAAATGGCGGCATCACTATACGTATCGATACGATGAACGTCCGCAGCCAACAGGATATCGATGCCGTGGCCGATAAGCTGGTGGAAAAAATCCGGCTGTACGGCATGAACCGCATGAAGGGGGCGACCATCTGATGGCATCTTTTCTTGAATCTATTCTGAACGCTATCGGACAGGCAGCACAGAATCTGACAATTTCCCTGTCCGCAGGCAGTTCCATCGTGACCTTTCCTGTGCTGCCTTCGGAACTGATGGTTTCTGTCAATACGAACCATGGCACGGTGAACATCAACAACTATGGGGAATATCTCATGAAAGGCAAGACCGGGCTGAAGTCGCTGATGCTGTCCGGTTTTTTCCCTGCCCAGGATTATCCCTTTGCCTATGCCAGCATGTCGCCCTACACTTGCATTTCTATGCTGGAAGCCATGCGTACTGGCGGCGAGGTCTGCCAGCTTACCGTGTCGGATACGCCGCTTTCCATGCCCTGCCTGATCAGCTCTTTCAAGTTTGGGGAGAAGGATGGAAGCGGTGATGTGTATTACGAACTGGGGCTGATGGAATACCGCTATGTCGAAGCCGACACGGCGTCTGCCAAGACGGACAAGACTACCGGCCTTGCCAAACGGCCGGAATCATTCTGGCAGAAGATGAAGAAGAATATCACCTATTATCCAGGCGACAGCATCGGCAATGTCGTGGGCCGGGCTATCGGGAAATCGGTCACGATCAATAAGAAGCAGTTCTCCAAGTTCCAGGTCTACCGCAGCATCATCCGAAACGGCGGGCTGAAGACGGGTGACATCATCCGGCTGACCACGATGAATTTGAAAAGGAATGATGAGAATGTTCCAGTTAGCAAAAATTAATAAACAAGCAGCAGAATCGGCTGTACAGAACACGGAAGTTAATCAGGCAGACAAGCCCCAAAACACGGACTTGTCTGCCTATGTACTTTCTTATACCTGGTCGGGAGATGTGGAACAGGCTGGGCGCAAGCTGGAATTCGACCTGGCCTATACCACGAAGGACAAGGACTGGACGAATGCCGTCCTGGAACTGGGGGACGAGGTGTGTTTCTCCTATACCGATGATGTTACGCAAGAGACGTTTCCTGTTTTCCAGGGACGCGTCTTTTCCCGGAGCCGGGACAGCGAGTCCTATGCCATGCGCTTTGTGGCCTTCGACAGCGTTATTTATCTGGCCAAATCCCGTATTACCCGGAAATACGCCAATGTGACCGTGGCTGATGCCATCCGGCAGACTATCCATGACTTTAATATCGAGGCGGGGACGATGCCGGACCTTTCTGTGGTGTGCAGTTTCATCGCCGACGACATCTCAGCGACCGATGCCATCAAGCAGGCGTTATCCTACCAGTCTACACAGGATGGCAAGGGCTACCACATCTACATGACGGACGGGAAGCTGAATGTGGTCTGTACCAATGACCAGGTGGTGGAGAATTTTCTCATCAGCGATGAAACGAATCTGACCGGGGCGTCTGTATCCGAGTCCATCGAGGACATGGTGTCGAAGGTGGTGGTCGTAGACAGCGCCGGACAGACGAAAGGGGAAATGCCGAATACCACAGATATTGAAAAATTCGGTATCATCCAGGCCATCTGCAAGGCAGACCCCAAGCAGGATGATGCCAGCCAGGCGCGGGCCATGCTGAAGACGGTGGCTCATGATATGTCCGTCCATGCCCTCGGCCATATCCAGTGCATCGCCGGATTTTCCGTGGACATCCAGGAAGAACAGCTCAAAGGGCGGTTCTTCATCAAGTCGGACAGCCATCGGATTGAGGGGAACAAGCACACGATGGATTTGCATTTAGTCTTTAACAAACTACTGGACGAGCAGAAGCAGGAACTCGATAGCGCGTCTTACAATGCTAATCCCGATTATGTGCCGCCTGCCACAAATTCTTCAGGAAGTCATGGTGGGGTATCAATAAGCGGGAACGCTGCCGGTGGCGATGTGGTGGATTCCTGTATGGAAGGTTTTGATGGCACTGTGTCGCCGTATGGTTCTGAGGGCTGCGTAGATCGGGCGACAATTGCCGCAGCCGGGTATTCGCCCTTTGCCGCCCAGGAATATAACAGCAATGTCAAAGGATGTGACCAGCTCCGGGCTGATGCCGAAGCACAGGGATTGGCGATTCCTTATGACCCGTCGCAGCTGGAGAAAGGCGACATCATCATGTACAATCGCTACAGCAAGCCCGACCCGAACTGGCATGTCGTGGTCTGTGACGGCGACGGTGGCTGCTGGGGCAACAGCTCCAATGTCTATGGCTGTTTCCACCATTATGAAGGTAGCATCGATATGGGGAGCGACTACTATCCGGCGACTATTATCAAGACATCCAGGGGGTGACGGGGATGCAGAAAAATCCATATATCAGCCTGTTGAATTTGATGGAACAGATTTCCAAGAGCAGCAACAGCCCGTCCATCCAGATTGGCGAGATACTCCAATCCCCGCCGGACATCCAGGTGAAATACAATGGCATCGTCCTGACCAAAGAGGAGCTGTGGATTTCCCATTACCTCCTGGCAGGCTATGGCAGGACAGCCCGGGGCCATCTGGTATCGGCTACGCAGAACCGGGCAGGCGGCAGCGGGGACGCGGCTTACCAGTCGCATAATCATGAGATTGACAATGACTATACTGATTCGGTGGTTACCACGGATACCCTGAAGCCCGGCATGAAGGTCGCCATTATG